AGACATAATAAAGATGATCCCTAAACATCAGAGGTTCTGTGATCTGTACGTTTCGCAAGACTTTTTTGGTAATGGAGTTGAGGCTTATGCGGCTGCATATAATATTGACTTAACAAACCCAAGAGGTTATTATTCAGCAAGAACTGGCGCGTCGAAGCTTCTAACAAAAGTTAATCTATGCCTATATATTACGGAACAATTAGACGCAGCAGGCCTTAATGACAATTTTGTTGACAAACAATTACTGCTGGCCATCACTCAGAATGCTGACTTTGGAAGCAAGGTGGCAGCGATTAAAGAATACAATAAACTCAAAGCGAGAATAGTTGAGAGGGCGGAACTCACCGTGAGATCTTATAAGGTAACACTTAACTTAAATGGTTGAACCGGAAATAGAATATACGAGGCCCTTCCTTTATCCTTACCAGAACAGTATCTTAAATTCTTCTGCCCGCTATACCATTACAGAAGCTGCCACCAAAGTGGGTAAGACTGCTTCTCATATAGTCTGGTTATTCGAACAGGCTTTACTATGTAAAAAGAATCAGTCTGTCTGGTGGGTGGCTCCCACGATCACGCAGGCTAAGATCGCTTATGACCGCATGAAGGTGCAAATATCTGATCGCTCAGTTTATACCGCTAATGAAACCAACAGGGTAATAACTTTAATCCATGGTGCCAAGATCGAATTTAAGACTGCCGAGAAACCTGATAATCTTTTCGGTGATGATGTGTACGCTTTCGTGTTTGATGAGTTCACCCGCGCGCGGGAAGATGCGTGGTTTGCCCTTCGCTCCACCATCACCAGTACAGGAGGCAAGGGAAAGTTCATAGGCAATGTGAAGGGCTCCAAAAACTGGGGCCACAAGTTAGCCATGAAAGCTAAAGCCAATGAAGATCCCAATTTTGAATATTTCAAGATAACATCTTTTGATGCTGCTGCTGCAGGAGTGATGACAAAAGACGGAAGGTTATTCATGGATGAGATACTCGCCGCCCGGAAGGACCTACCTGAGAATGTCTTTAAAGAACTCTATTTGGCTGAGGCAACGGATGAGGGTAGCAATCCTTTTAACCTGCGGTCCATCAATCTGTGTATGGAGGAGATAAGTAAATTACCCGCGATCTGTTACGGCATTGACCTTGCAAAGAGCTATGACTTTACCGTAGAGATCGGGCTTGACAAACAAGGATCAGTTTGTCATTTCGAAAGGTACCAAAACGACTGGCGGCAAACCACAACCAGGATCAAGCAATTGAGTAAACCGATGGCCATCGATTCCACGGGTGTGGGTGATCCTATCGGAGAGGATATTGCGGGCGTGATCCCTGATGTGGAGTTATTTAAATTCACGGAACTTTCGCGCCAGCAACTTTTGGAGGGATTGGCTGTGGCCATCCAAAAAAGATTGGTAACATTCCCTGAAGGCAGGATAACTTATGAGCTGGAACAGTTTGAATATGTCTATACAAATAGCGGTGTACGTTACCGTGCTCCTGAAGGTGAGCATGATGATTGCGTGATGTCTTTGGCCCTTGCATGGCACAGGTGGAAGACTGCCATCAATATGGCGCAGGGGCCTTCTGTCTGGTAAATTATTACAGGCGCTTTATAATGTACGGCCTGCATTTCTATGCGGGCCTTTTTATTAAAAACAAAACTCCCTTTTTTATATTTCATAGGTATGAGCATAAGTAAAGCACAGGCTGAAGCTCTGGCCGATGGCTTCCTCGATGATATAGGAACCGAAGAGGGATTGCAGCCACGTGAAACAATAGCCGAACTTTTACTGTTAGCGGGTAACCTAATAGACCTGGCACAGAAGAACCTGGATAAAACACATAGTAATGCAAGCGGAAAGCTTTCAGAATCTATCGTGGCACGCGAACCCATCACGGCCCCGGGACTGATGCAGATAGATATTGAAATGAACTACTATGGCCAGTTCATAAATAAAGGAGTTCGCGGCACCAAAGGCGGATCAGGCCTTTATTCTTTTAAAAAGGATATGCCGGGTGAGAAGATGGTCGATTCCATAAAGAAGTACATGAAAGACGCGAGAAGCAAGATCAGATCGGTCAAGGTTCACATCGGATATGAGAGTAAGAACAAGTCCGTGGCAGAAGCATCAAATGCTTTCGCCATGGCCCGTAGTATTCTTCAGAAAGGTATCAAACCGGTTTACTTTATGGATAAGGCGATTGCGGAAATTGATAAGACGATCACGGAACAGCTTGGTGACGCTTTGGCTATTGATGTTTTAAATTCTTTACCTGATGAATTAAACTGAAATGACAATAACTTATTTCCCGGCAGCTCTGGCCTCAGTACATGATGACCTGATCTTCACAGTAACAGATCCGCATACTACCGATCCGGTTACTTATCCGAATTACAAATTCATTGCTGATGTTTATGTGAACGGTGTGCAGGTGGCGAGACTTAAGAAGGCTCCGAGTCCCACTACACTTGTGGGCGTGTTCGATGTTTCCCCTGTGGTAAGGAATTACCTCCAGGCGGTCTTTGCACCAACGGCGGCGATTCAATCTTTCCAGCTAATAAGAAATCAGTTTTATGTTGACCTGCAGGTAAAATTTGGTGAGGAATATTCTTTCACCTCTTATTATAATATTGTTACCTCCACAATACAGAAAGTCTATAACAATTACAACAGGCAATTATTTGGAACAGCAACGTCACTCAACGGGAAGTCGGATAAAGTAATTACGAATATGCCGAATACGGATGTGTTCTTAAACCAGGCTTATTCTTTTATAAGTTACTTCCCCACTTCGACAAGTTCTATCACAGTAAGTATCACACCCAATAATGGAAGTGTGTTTTCAACGTCAGTCACTCCTTCTTCCGGTTATTGCGGGCAGATATTAAATGTTGCGCCAAACATCATCAATGCACTGTCTCCTGGTAAGATAACTGGTGGCACTTCTTATTACGACGTGAAGGTGGGCAGTGAGACTTTCCGTTACAGTGTGATCTGTGAGGCGAAGTATGAGATATTCGAACTGCACTGGCTAAATCAATACGGAGGTTATGACAGCAAACTGTTTACTAAGGTGAGCCGAACGCAGGTGACAGTTCAGCGATCGTCTTTTGGAGTATTACCATATACTGTGGATAGCGGCGGGGGTGTGAGTTATTATACTGGACCGGTGTATAATGAGACCATACATAACTATGCAAACCAGTTCACGGAGAAGCTCACGCTTAATTCTGATCTGTTGACCGATGCCGAGTATGAGTGGCTCTATGATCTGCTCGTATCAACACAAGTTTACATTTATCTCGATGGATATTTTAAGAGTGTGGCGATCACTGATAATAATTATGAACCAAGGAAGCGTATCAATGATGATCTCACGAACCTCACTATTACGGTTGACATGGGTAAAACAATGAATGCGCAGTACAGATGATCACGGAGCTTTACATAGAAGGGCAAAGGGCGGATATAAGCACAACGCTTGCCAGTTTATTAACGTTTGCGATAGATGATATTAAAGACTTCGCCTCCCGTCAAACAACTTTCTCAAAGACTGTTATCCTGCCCGGCTCGCAGAGAAACAATAAACTTTTTGGAAGTGTATTCGATGTAGCGATCGCCAATGACTATGATCCCACACAAGAGAACATAAATATTAATTTCAATGCTTCCGTGAGTGCGGCCTGCATATTATTCCAGGACTTCTTACAAACTTTTAAGGGCACAATAAGATTACTTCAGATAAACATTGACAGGGGAAGGATCGAATATGAGGTGGCGATAACGGGCGAGATCGCGAGGCTGAATGTTGCTTTAAGCTCAGGTCTGCTTGAGGACCTTGACTTCTCCGCTTATGATGAGCCCTGGAATGAAACCAATATCATGGCCTCCTGGAATAACCCTGGTGGATCAGGCGTTTATTTTCCGCTTATTGATTTCGGTACTTATTCTTCAGGAAAGCATGATTGGGATTTCCATACTTTTCGCCCGGCCCTTTATGTAAAGGAGTATATAGATAAAATGTTTGCGGCGGCAGGCTTCCGGTATTCAAGCAACCTCTTTAATACGGCAAGATTTAAAAGTTTAATTGTTCCTCACAATCAAAAGACATTGCAGGCCCTGGTGACACGCTTGCTCTCTGCCTCACGTAATAATGCAGCTAATGTGATCGACGGGGGAACAGCCCCCGTGGTTTCTTTGCAGTTCTCATCTGTTGTCGCCTCTGCCTTCACGGCATCTTTAAGCAATTCACGGTTTACCTATACAGGAGCTACTCCCACAACACTCGCTGTCACCATTTCCATGTTCGGCAATTATGTAGCACAGACACATGGTTATTCGCTTGTGATCAAAAAAAATGGCGTTAATGTTCCCGGCACTATATTAAACCTGGCTATCACCGGGACCACAACAACAAACTTCTACACATGGAACGCAGCCGCCAATGTCTCACTGACCAGTGGGGATTATCTGGAGGTGGTTTATTCTGCTTCATCCCCTATCGTATCGGGGCCGGACTTCATCAAGGCTACTAACGGTAATTTGTTTGTTGACTCACCGGTGGCGGTTCCTGTTGAGATCGGCTATGGCGATACGATACAAATGAACTATGCCATACCAAAAAATATCCGGCAGATAGATTTCTTTACCTCGATCATCAAATTGTTTAACCTCTACGTGACTGAAGATAAGTTTGATAAGAGTCTGCTATACATAGAACCCTTTGTAGATTTTTATTCTGAGCAGTCACAAAATGCGGTTGACTGGACCTACAAGCTGGACCGCAACAGCCCGGTGAGCGTTAAACCTATGAGTGAGATCAATGCGAAGATCTACAATTTCAAGTATGCGGAGGACAGCGATTACTATAATGACCTCTATAAGAAAAGATACAACATCACTTATGGTTCTTACATATTCGATACGCTGTTTGAATTCATAGACCAGGTAACGGATGTGGTATTGATTTTTGCATCGACTCCCTTGATCGGTTATGTAGGTGAGGAAAAGATTTATCCTACCATCTTCAAGCTCTCCGGGACCACGGAAGAAACTACTGACAGTAAGATCAGGATCATGCAGACGCTGAAGGCAACCGGTGTTGCTTCATGGGCTATTAAAGACGGCGTTACGGTCCTTGCCTCAACTACGAATTACGGTTATGCCGGCCATTTCGATGATCCCGATAATGTGACCAATGACTTAAACTTCGGGCCTCTGGAAGAACTGTTTTTTATACTGGTCGCGGGTGATCTTACCGTAACGCAGTTTAATGTTTACTGGTCATCATACATGGCCGAGATCACCGATAAGGATTCTAAATTACTCACGGGTAAATTCTACCTGACACCTAAAGACATTCTGAACCTGGACTTTTCTATTTATGTGAATGTGAATGGGAATTTATTCCGCTTAAATAAGATCACGGATTACAATTTGACCAAACCCGATTTGTGTGAGGTGCAGTTATTAAA